TTAACAGCATCTACAACATCTATTTCTTCTGATATAATCTAAGACCTCTTGTTTTGCTTTTTCATACCCATCGCAATATCCTTGCTTGTATCCAGCTGTCTCTCCCGCAGTTTCTCCTGCAGTATTTCCATCCTCATAACCATCACGATATCCATCTTTATAGCCATCATTATATGCATCTTCCAACGCATCAGCTAAACAGTCATTATTTACGTTAGCTCCAAGAGTTCCATTACCACAAGGATTACAATTTCTACTATCCATCTCTCCACGTTCTTCTTCACAATTACAACGTCTGCAATTTCTATTATTTCTGTTTTCCATTATTTCCTCTCCTTCGTAATCAGCATTAATTTTCGTTTAATCATTGCTAAAGCGCTTAGTTAAAGTATTACTAGGATCAAATTATTATTGATCTGCCTATAAAATTTAATACCTATCTAATAATATATTATGCTGTTATATTTTATTTGCTATTAGTTAGAGAAAATATGTATTTACTGCTTTAAAAATATTATTCAGAAAATCTAACGTTAGTAGTGTTGTCATTTTAAATTTCTTTCCTACCGTTTTTTACTCCTTTTCTCATTTATCACCTCTCTAAAAAATCAACAAAAAAAGTAGCTTAGATGTTACCTTTTTTAGATAATATCTAAGCCACTAAATTTTTTATTATATTTTCTTTGAGTGTCTATACACCTTATTTAGTAAGACTCAATCCTATTCCCACTCTATAGTAGCTGGTGGTTTTGAAGTAATGTCGTAAACAATTCTGTTTACTCCCTTAACTTCATTTACAATTCTTCTGCTTACTAAATCTAGGGACTTTTCACAAAGATTAAAAATCATTCCATATGATTCAATTACGTTTCATCTATATGTATTATGTTATAACTACCTATATATTTTGTCAATAATTACTTATATAATTTAATCTTAAAAAATTCCTACATTAATAATTTTATTATAAAAAAATAGATTAGGAACGTTAATCCTAACCTTATATATTAATGAATCTTATTGGCACATAACGACTCCCATTCCTCCAAAACCTTCCACTTCTCTATATGATGCTGGAATAATGTAATATCTCACCTCGTTATCATCGATGTCACGTGATTCATCAAATATGCTTATGGAACTATCTAATTCTATCTGACCAGATTCAGTTAAAGCTTTATAAATTTCTTTATTACAATTCATAATATAAAGTGTACAATCATCAAAAGCTTTAAATACATAGTATTTCTCATTTTTCGATGTTTCATATAATTTTGTATTATAATGAAGAAAACTATCGTTATATAATTTTCCATCTTTAAAGCTAAATGAAGGCATCCCTTCTACAAAAACACTTACTTCTTTCTCAACTATGAACTTATCTTTTTTTACATTAGGTGTTCTAACCATATTTACCCTCCTAAAAAAATAACAGTATACTACTAATATTAAATATCTATTTAAAATATGATTAATTTATTATTTAATAACAAAAAAGAAGACTAAAACAAATAGATCGTAATAGTCTTCAAGATCAATAAAAATTAAACTATTATTTTTTGTACAGTTTCAAGATTACGTTTTGAAATATCTTTTGCTTTGAGCATAGTGTAAATGGCGTGAATGTCATTTTTAAACTTCTTATGTGGATACTGCTCTACATTTAAACTTAGGTATTTTCTGATAGCATATATTTGTTGTCTATCAAGTTCCCTAGCATTAAATTTATCGTGAAATTCCTTATAAACATCATTATAAAGCAGTTCCACTTTTAATGATCTTATCTTTTGTTTATTCATCTGATTAACTACCATTTCGGCTGTAAGAACGCTTTTAGGTATTAATCTTAGCTTTAGCAAGCCAAAGTTAGTGAATATTTTTATCACAATCGGTAAAGCTAATAATAGTAAGATGTATTTCATATACATCAACCTCCTTATTATTTTTTTCATATTACTGGTTTGTATAAAAATTTGTCTTTGGTTTTGTATAAATTTTTATCAATAGTAATATGTATTTTGTAGGAAGTGTTGTTGTATTTATTGTAGGATAGGTTGTAGCATATAAAATACAATCTATCCTTTTCAATTTAGTTATAGCCTTATTGAGATTACGCAATAAAATAGGAAGTATTATATAATAGAAGAATTGTGTAATAAAAGATCATTTAAATTATTATAAAATAAGTCTAAATACAAAACATGAAAGTTGTTACTGTTGTACCTAATACCAGCAGTTGGCCTTGATATCACTACTATAGGAAATGTTTCGCAACATAAATTTTGAAGTTCTCCTGTCTTATAAAGTTCCTCATAACGCTTCATTTTAGAGTTACTTGTATAATGAGTTAAATCTACTTCTAATAATATAAAAAATACATTTCCATTATAGCTGAATATAATAAAACAATCTGGAACAATCTTTTTATCAAGATATTGTGGTTTAAGTTGAAATTGAATTATTTCTCCACTATTTATCTTTATAATTTTTAAGAATTCATATATAAATAAATCATGATCGCTTAATAGCCTTTCTTGATAATATACTCTAGTTTTAAGTAATACATTAGGAATACTTTTTAATAATCCAAATGATTCTAATTGTTTAAGCCTTCTCCTGCAACCTTCATAATTACCATTAAAGAATAGATAAGTGCATTGACTCAATGTGATCGATTTATAATCTTGAATCCATGTTAAAATTTCTCTATCTCTTTGTGTTAAAGCCATTTTTAAATTCCTCCAATGAAATTACTCCTTTTCTAACTTTATTATTCTTAGGTTTTTCTTCCTGAATTTCATCTTCATTTATATCTATTACTTTAGGCTGCTCTATACAATAAATCTTATTATTAATCTTTTTAACATTTAGTATTTCCTGTCTTTCTTCTTGGTTAGGTATTTTTATTTCCGGAATATATTTGTGTAAAATAATATAATCTTCATCAATCCAAGGCGTTTTAATTAAACTATAATCCGAATTACCATCAATAATACATTCACGTTCTTTTAGTTTGATTGCATCAGCAGTATTTATAATATTTGTACTGTCTATAACTGATTTCTGTCTAAATGTAATTCTAGTCATTTGGCTTTTTAAATCTGGTGGCAAGTTTGTTGCTGTACTTCTTTGAATACAAGTTATTAAATGTATTCCCCCTGATCTTCCTGCCTTTGCTATTTTCATAATATATTCCCACAAGTCAGTTTCCATGAAAAAACTTAATTCTTCTATTGTAACAAAGATTCTTTTCATGTATTTATCTTTTTTATGTGTATTCCATTGAGTTATATTACGGATTCCAAATTTTTTAAATTGATCACTACGTCTATCCATTTCTTTTATAAGCTTTAATAGTGCTACTTTGCACATTTCTTCATTGTAAGCACTATATCTTACACAATCACAATTTTCAAAAGCTGATATTTCTGATTTACATATCTGTAGTAAATATAAATCAACATACTTACTGGAACTATAAATTAAATTTGCTAATATTGAAGCTAATAAAAAACTTTTTCCTGTTCCCGTAGTTCCTCCAATAAGTAAATGCGGGTCTTTATTTACATCAATGAAATAGTTTTGTCCTTTAAAATCTTTTCCAATCCAAAGCAAATGATTTAGACATTTAACAGGCTTAAATTTGAACTTATCTATATCTTTATTTACAATATACATTTTTATATAATCCTTGAATCTATCCTTTTCTAGTTGTACAATACTATTCAAATTACTTTCAAGTATATTTATCTTATTTTCTAGGTGTTCTACAGATAAACCCTTTGTATTCTTTAGGTAACAAATATAGCCATATGATGTAGGAATTATTTTATATATTTTAAAAGTTTCATCTTCCTTATTTTTTATTCCAGTTTTTAGCATTACATCATTAAAATTATTCTTAAACTTCCGTTCATCTGAAGAATTTAAATAATTATACAAAGATACACTACCTATAGCTAAACCCAGCTCAATGAACATTACTATTTCACCTTCTTAGAATTACTATCTGTCACTTTAACTATAGCTAATACCATAACAGAACTATATAAAACAAATCCTTCAAATGCCCCCATATAAAAGGCATTACCTAATAATTTACAAGAGCTATACAAATAATTAAACAATTGAACATCTAAATTAAACATACATTTCACTCCTTTAAATACTTATACCTTATCTATATGATACTAACGGTTAAAAAGTACCTATTAACGGTTAATTTTTTCAAAAAAATAGAAAGGCTTTTATTTGCCCTTCTTTTCTTTCTCATGTTTATCTTTAAGTGCTAATTGTTTAAAATAATTTGAAGTTCCACCTACTTTAGATTCTTTAACTATCCATTTATATAATTCAGTTTCTTCTTCATTTTCTCTAAAAGTTACATACAATTTCATTTGTTTTTTCTTCTTTTGATCTTGTTCCACTTCAATCACCTTTTAACAGTTATTTAGTTTAATTATATGATAAACATTCCAATTATTCCAATATTTTTTATTTATTTTAACTAATCATTTGACTTTTGAAGTAAATCAGCTATTATCTTTAGAATATTAATTGTATTATTTCTATATCTCCATAATTATTCTTTGAATCACCATCATAACACCAGTTAACAGAACCATTGGTATAATATTTATATTTAGTTTTCCAACCTAATTTCTTTAAATGTTTTACTATCTTTTCTTGATTTTTAAGTTGAATCTTTATTACTATTTCTTTACTACCAGTTTTTAAATCAAATGTCTCCTCAACAAATTTGGCATAATCTTCTTGCTCAATTAAATCATTTTCTTTCATTAATTGGTCAGTTTTATCGAATAAATCATCTTGAAATCTTGTTAATTTCATAATATATATAACTCTCCCATCTCACTTTATTATATTTAATTTAAATATTTAAGCAGTTCACCTATTCTTTTGTCTGTCATTTCTATTGCTCCATATTTATCATCGAAAGAACTATGCTCAGAATCACAGGTAGGATATTTATTAATTTTCTTATCTATCCATTGTTTCTGTTCTGCAAGTAACTTATTATATTGATCTTGGGGTAATTTATTTTTTATATTATCCCATAAGTTGTTTATATATTTATTGTAGGTTTCATAACATATATTCACATTACTTTTATCCATACCTATAAGACTTTGTGTTAAGCCTTCTAGACGTTCAAGTTCATCATTATAATCTTTATAGGTCTTCTTCTTATTATTAAAATCAATTCCATTTTCTAATTCTGATTTCATATTTATAATATCCTGATTTGTATCTGTATCCACATTTTCAGTCTTTACACCATTTTTTATATCTTTATCTAAATCAATTTTATCATAGTCACCATACTTCGCATCTATCAACTTATTATCTTTGTCATATTCCATATGCAAACAAATATGCTTCCATTCTGAATCTCCATTCTTTGCTATCCATTGACTATCTATAGTTACCAAATATGCTTTATTTCCACCAAAAAATCTATCTGAAGTTTCTTGTACAATGTAATCGTCATCGTTTTTTGAAAATTTTACTTTGTCCCATCTGTTACTCATTTTTCCTCTCATGCCATACAGCATATCTTGATAATCATATATGACAGTATGTCTTATTTCGGCTTTCTTTTCTTCATCTATAAATTTATTAAGAACTTTTTCAAATGAACTTTCATCATTAAAATCAACAGAATCATCTGTTCTTTTAAAATCGCAATTAATTGTTGTGCTTTTATTGTCATTAAAAGTAATAGTAATTATTAAAGTATTATCTGATGAATTTTTTAAATCATATTTTGCTTCACATTTCATACCTGACATTTTATCATCTACTATTTTTTTAACTTTTTCTTTTGCTTGCTCTATCTGTTCATTTTTATGCTGTTCTTTAGCTTGCTGTATTTGTGTCTCCTGATAATTTTTATATGCAGAAGTTGCACCATAAGCACCAACACTTAATAAACATAAAATTCCTATGCTTAATGGTACTATTTTTTTCTTATCACTTATAATATCTTTTATTTTCATGAATATATATCCCCCTATAAAGCATTATTATTTAATCAATTACATTAATATTCTATATTTTCCACAAAGATATCAAAAATCCTTTATTTTGAATAATGCAATATAGCTATAATAAAAAATCATTCTTGTTTTCTTATGAATTTATATTTACTTAAACACCAAAACTCCAATTGCTCCTATAATAACTCCAGCTATTGTTCTCCATAACCAAGTACCATTTCCTTCTAATTTAGATACTCTCGCTTCTAAATGATTTACATCTACTTCTAATAGTGTTTCTATCTTTGTCAATCTTTGAAGAATAGATTGTATTATATTCTCATCCACTAATAGTCTCCCCTTTCTATATTCCTGTAAGTGTAATTGCTAAATTGTCAATTATTTTAGTATTATTAATCGAATCCGTAACAGTTAAATAAATATTAGTAGCAGTAGTCACAGATACATTCTTTATAGCTATAGAACTATCAGATTTTCTAGTAACAACAATTTTCCCAGAATTAATAAGTGTTTGAGCATTACTATCAAAACTATAATCTATATGTAATGTTAAATCTGCTACACCATCCACATATTTAAAAGTTGTGAATGTAGTTGTCATGTATGTTTTGAGCTGAGTTATACTCTGACTAGACGCATAAGTATAGCTAATAACTGGTTCTACTGGTTTTTCCTCGATAGTTATCGCTAAATCTACACTTACATTCTTATAGTTGCAACTAATAGTCACACTACCTACAGACAAACAAGTTATGAGTCCTGTTGAATTAACTGTGGCAATCGCTTCATTTGATGATGTATATATAATAGTAGGATTTTCTACTACTACTGAATTATCTGTACAACTAGCAACTATTTGAAAAGTATCTGTTTCAACAAGTATTTTGCTACTACTATTTAAATTTATAGTATAAATATGAGGTACATATATATTATTAAATCTACTAGTTATAATTAATATTCCTTCTTTACTATCATCAATGGAAATAATATCATATAAACCTCCTGCATAAGCGATTAGATTTGTACCAACACTCAAACTTGTATAATTACATACTGACTTAGGTATAACAAAACTATACTCATCGTGTACTTCAGTTATTTCTTGTCCTTGAGCGTATACACCTTTAACTTTATCTACTACAGCGTATACATCTTTTAAATTTGATTGTAAAGAAATTTTCAATACTTTTCTAAACACTCCTTTTGTATACGTACTCTCATTTACCTTTTTAGTATCCATGATCATAAACAACTGATCATCAATTGTAATATAATCTCCTTGTATTATTGGTTGATCCGTAATGATGCATTTTAAGTCGTAATAATTTTGGTCATTATCTTCTTCTTCAGCTAACAAAAATCTGCAATCTATATCATTTATTTTTCCATAAACACCTTTAAATGCTATCATATGCTGATACATAATATCTTTTCTGCTAATCATATTTTTTCCTCCTACCATGCATAGAATCTAGTCTTCTTTGGTAATAAAGCAGCAATATCTGGGGTAATTTCTAAAGGGTCTTTTTCGTTGAACGAAAAGTTTTGACCATCACTATTATAGGACTTTACTCCATTTATTCTTACTGTATCCATTTCTTTAACACGCATAGATAATCTTTTTACTGCTAAAGGATATAGATTTTGTATTGTTTCATCATCAATACTTTCATTTTGTAAATATCTTCTTATTGCAAAACAAGCCATTTGCATATATTCTTCGTCTAACATATATCATTTCTCCTTTCTATTTCGGTAAAAAATAGGGTGAGAAAAGGAATATTTCCCCGTCTCACCCTATAAATTAAGCTTCTATTCTCTTAACATAGATAGCTTCTGGTCTAGTAACCTTAACTCCCCAAACTTGTCTACCTTGAACAGCACAAGCACCAATATAAGTTCCACTTTGTGCTAAATCTTGTACATGAACTGGAACTTTAAATTCCATAACTCTACTTGCGAATAATGGATGACCAGCTATAAATTCAGTAGTTACTGTTTTACCAGTTACAACAGTTGTATTTCCAAACATTGTATTACCACTTTCATAACAATTAAATCCAGCAATTGCACCAAAAGCACCAGTTTGTACTATTTGTTGTGACAAATCTCCTGCTTTAATAAATTCGTCAGATTTAAGAATTAAAGCTTTTGTTTCTGGAGATACAATTAACCATCTTCCTTGAACTGGAACTCCTGCTCTTGTCATTTTTGCACCAATATCTAATATAGTAGAATAAATATTAGATTTAGTTGAAGCTGTAACAGTAGTGTATACAGTTCCTTGAGATTCTAAAGCATTTATAGATTGAGTATCTACACTTAATCCTAATCCATAACCTGCTGAATCAATTCTATCAGCAACAATTCCATCTGGAACAGCTTGAGCATCGTAACCGTCAATTAACTCATTTACTACTTCATCTTTATCAATTAATAAATCCATGTAAGTAGTAGAACCTTCATCTAATGGAACTCCTTTTACTTTATCATACTTTTTAACATTAACTTCCCCTCTTACTGGAATCTTAACTAAACCAGCTTTTGGATCTCCTTCATATGAATTGTTAAAAATTACTTCGTCCTTTGTAACTAAAGTTTGTCTTAATTTTTTTAAAACCATGTTTGAGTATCTTTCTTGTAATTGATGTGCCATATGTAAATTACCACCTTTGTTTAAATATAGTAGGCTTGTTTCTTTAACGTCTAAGTCAACCTTATAAAAAGACATGACAAAAAGACCAGTCCTTGAAGATATATCGTTTCACCTCAGAACTGATCTTTTATAAGTTATATTTAATTTTATTATTGTGGTGCTAAACTTGGATTTTTAGCATAAAATGCCTGTTCAACTCCACTCATCATTTGTCCACTACCGTCCTTCGGTGGGACATAACTGTTTGTTTTTAATTTTTCATTAACTTTTGAATCTATACCTGTTGAAAACATATTACTAAACTTTTCAATGTTTCCATTAATAGTTTCTTCATTTCCATCACCTAAAATATAATCAACTAATTCAAGTGGAAGTCCTTTTTCATTCAATACTTTTGAATATTTATTTGTTAAGTCTTTCATTTGAATTTGTTTTTCCAATGCTTCATATTTAGATTTCATTTCTTCAAAAGCAATTTGTTCTGGTGTTTTTCCTTCATTACTTCTCTTGCGAATTTCTTCTTCTAATAATTGAGGGAATTTTTCTTTCATGAATTTTTCATCATGAGAATTAATTGCTTTTGAAATTGCTGAATCCATACTTGAAGTTGCATAACCTTTTATTTCAGCGTTATTTTCAATTAAAGACTTATAATCATCAAGAGTTAATTTTGTTGCATCAAATGGTGCTGATAATCCCTCGACCCCTTTTAAAGTTTCTAATACATCATCAGTATCATTTAAAGATTCTATTAATTGTAATAATTCTGTTTTGTTCATTGTAAATTTCTCCTTTCGACCCATATAGTTTTATTTCACCCCATACAGTTCTTTAAAATTTAATTTTAGATATAAAAAATAGGCTATACGGTCAGCCTTTAACCATGTTGTAATACAGTTTTATTTATATATTGAGTTCCAGCCCCTACAATTTGCGTGTAGACCACCCTCAATAGCATTATCAATATCAAATGCTTGTCCATCAATAGCCATACACTCTAAGCAAATCCTATCATCGAGTATTTCATGTCTATAAACAGTTTTAACTCCTTGTTCTTTAGCAATAGTTATGAAAGTGCTGTTTTCACTTCTATTTACTTCAGATTCAGCAAGTCTTTTTACAGCATAAGCATCCATATTGAAAGTTTTATCAATATCATTCTTAATAGTATTTACATCAGTTTCACCTTGAATAAACTTCTTAGCTTTACTGTATAATTTTTTTGCAATTTCTTGTTCATTATTTGAAATTCTATCCATATAATGTTCACCTTTAAATTTCATATCAACAATTTTTTTAATATCTTTTAAATCTAAATTTCCACTATAAAAATTATTAGTTTTTTTAACAGTATTAGTTAATACATCTGTAATAACTTCTTTAGTAATAATAGATTGATCTTTAGATATTTTATTAACCATACCTAAAAATCTATTATTTAATTTTGATTTATCTGAAGAACTCAAAGACATTATATTATTAGATATTTGATAAGTTAACATTATAAAGGCAATAAAGTTCAATATATCATCTTTATTTTTCTTTTGCTCTTTATAAATGTCTTTTAATTGTTCATTAGCATCATCATATAATGATTCAATGAAATCAACTTCCTCTTTTTCGGTATAATCATTATTATTCTTATCCATCTTTATTACCTACTAACTAACAACAATTGCTATTGTTACAATTATTATTTTTGTTCATCTTATTCATATCATTAGTCTTAGATTTATTAGTATCAATATTATCTAATCCCATATCAGGAATTTCAGATTCCTTTTCTTTATCAATTCTTTCCTGTTCAACGTCTGGATTATCAATTCTAGGCAACCAAGAACGTTTAGTATAATTACTTACTACATCTTGAGGAATCTTACTAATCATATCTGCAATAGTTGTTTCATCTATTGGGATATTAGGAGTAAATAGAATATCTATCATATTAGGGTCATATGTTTTAGATTTTGTTAAGAAAAGGTATTTACAAATACATTTTATACGTGTTTTTAAAATATTCTTCATAGCCTTTTCATTATCTTTACAACGACCTTCAAGAGAAAACAATCTTGATCTCAAAGCAATTCCACTTAAATTACTCTGCATCTTTTCATTGTTATTAATATGTGAAGTAAGACTATAAATTAAATCTTTAATATCCTCACGAGTATCTTTAACAAATTGTCCGTTGATATCCTTTGTCAACCACTCTGCATCTTCATCGCTTTTCTTTCCAAAATATAGAATTGCATTATCTCTAATAACAGGTGGCTTTTTAATTGGGTGTCCATCTGCTCCAAGAATTACATTTCCTTTTTCGTCCTTGGCATCTTCTAATTCAATACCATACATTTTAAGAATGGCATTTCTAAAATCAGATATTTCACTTGTTACATCACCTAAATTAGTTTCAAGTGCATCTTGAAGTGTTTTAATAATTCTGAATATAGTTTTATCACCTTCAATATATCCCTTATCTTTATTAAGAACTTTTCCACCAATAATTCCATAACCAACTGGTACAATACCAAAATAATGAGGTGTTGGGTCTCCTATTGGTTTGAATTCATAATTAAAATGATATATTTCATCTTTGGTATATACATCAATATAATTATTAGGGTCTAATTGCTTCTTATATATATGTAGAAAATAAACTGGCTCATCATTTTCATCGAGGTACATATATCCATTAAGTGGATTAACTTTTCTATTATAAAAAGTTCCATCTGGTTTTATATAATTTATTTCAAATGCAGTTCCAAAACAAATTAATTCTCTGCCTAAATTTAAATCATGGTCAGCTTTATTGTTTGCAAGTACATATTTAATATCTTTAATTGCATCAGAATTACCATCTTGTGATACATATGTAGTTTCATTATCAAAAGAATACTGACATTCTTCATCTACTAGCTTGGCTACAAAATTTGCATTTATTTTTAAGTTTGAACGCCCCATTTTAGGGCGAAAGTTAATTAAGGAATCAGTATTTCCATAATAATATCTATTAATATGGTCATAATGATCTAATTTGTCATCCCAATCGGCATAACATTTTTGTAGTAAATTTAAATCTAAATCCATATATATATCCTCCTTTCTATCTGTATAGGTCATTAAATGAGCCTATATGTAAAATTGTTCGTGTTTGAATTTGATCAATGTTATTTACTGCCATTTCCAAACTATCTATTCCGTCATCGTGCGGTGTGAATTTTTCACCTCTGTACGAGAATACTTGTTTGTTATACTCTTCATTTAATTCATTAAACTTAATTTGACCAGAATTTATTTTATCTGTAATAGTTGATATTCTTTGTTCTTTATTCTGCGTTGAATATGGAGTTTCAACCTTAATTCTTCTACTTCTTAATTCTCTATCTTCTCTTATACGTTCTTCTAATCTAGTGGCATCTATCCCCTTATAAACGTTCTTTTCTAGGAAAACATGAGTTATATCTTTCCATGCTTTTAATAGATTTACTATTTCAGTTATGTATAAATCGAATTCTGTCTTAGAATCGAATTTTTTTAATTTCCCTTCTCGGACATAATAAAAACCGTTACTTTTTCCTAAGACTGTGAAAGCAGTAAAGTCACTTCTTGAAGTTTTACTTGCTCCTTGGTCTATAGTAAGTACGGTTTTCTCAAATCTTATTTCATTTAATTCTTTTGGACTTATTTTATCTTGATATGTAATCCATATATCACCAACATTCTGACAATCACACATTAATTCTTGCATAAATGCTAAACGCTTTGTGAAATAGTCATTTGCTAATTCAAAAGGAATATATTTACCTTCCCACAATGTAGGAAATTTCATTTTATCAATATATTTATAATAATAATTTTCAGCATCTTTCAATCTATCTTTATTTTTATTATTAAATAATATTTCTCGATATTTCTGCCAGTATTTATTTTTAGTAAAATAATCATCTACATCAAATTCACATACTGATCTATGAAATACCTCAAAGCTTGAATCTTCTCTAATAGTATTAATAAAATCATCTGAAGCTAATGGAGTACCAATTACAATAAATTTTGTATCAATACCTTGTTTTACACCATTTAATACTCTTGCCTTATCTCCAGCAGGTAATATTTCGGTATAATATTTAGTTACACACTTTTCTTTAGCATTGTCGTTCAAAATATCATCCATTTTCAAAATATCATCGCAAATGATTATATTGGGGCGTTTAGAATTATATTTTGTACCACGTATTTGACCATTCCAAGTAAAACTTTGAACTTTAGTATCATTATCTAATTCTAATTCCTCTTTATTAACAACTCTTTTTTTAGTGTTAATAAGATTTCCAAAACATTCTCTTACTTTCTTAAATTCTAAACACTTTCTTACCTCTGCTATAAATTGATGTTGTAAGTCTTCAGTCTTAGCAACCACAACCGTATATGTAGATATACCATAGCAATGAGAATAACAGGCAACCGAAGTATTAACTATTGTTGATTTTCCTGTTCCTCTCGGTAATATAAATTCTTCTTTATGTCTTGAATCTTTTTCAGTTATAAACATTTTATTTAATTCTTCAAATACATCATAATGCACCTTTGATAATGCTCTACTGGTATTTTCACTTGATGGAACGAATAATTCTCTTAGAAAATATAAACAAAAGAATCCAATATCTTTTTTTCCAAGTGCTTTTGCTAATCCATCAATATTTTTTGCATTAGTTCTTATAAGTGCTAATGCTTTATCCAGACCGTAATATTTTGCTAAGTATTTTCTTAAAACATATAAGTCAAATTGTCTTTCTTGTTCAAATTCTAAATCATCATAGTAGTATATCATTTAATTTTCACCTATCCTTTCTTAAAAAAGAGCATAAGAAAAGACGGTGCATTAAATGATTAACACCGTCTTCTACTTATTAGTATTTTTTATTAACATTCCTTGAACTCTACCAAAAACTATTTTATTTATAATTGGTTCGTGAGTTCCTTCCTTTTTTATATCTCCATGAGTAATAATTCCCTTATAAAAATCATTCTCTAGTATATTTTTTATTGCTTGTTTACTGAATTGCTTTCCAGTATTAGTTGTATATTCATTTTCATCTAAGAACTTTTTAACTTTTCCTAGCGATTGAACTTCAACATATTTATTAAATATTGTCTTTATTGTTTCTGATCTGTTAGAATCAATAATTATGTTCCCATTATCCCACATATATCCTAAAGGTGCTGTTCCACAAGCTTTACTTCCTGTTGAAGCTTTTGTTTTACGTCCCTTAGCTAATTTCTCTTTAATTTCATTACGTTGGTATCTATCCATTACCATTACAATATCATTTAACATTGTATTTACTGGATTTTTTTCATATATATCAAATGTAGGTTGTTCTATACTAATTATTTGTGTGTTTAAATCTATACATCTTCTTTGAATTTTGGCTTGATTATAAATATCTCTCCAAAGTCTTGAAGTATTATAAACAATTATCTTATTTATATTAGATTCTTTTTCCAAAGTTTCAAGCATTTCATTTAAACCGTCTCTTGTTTCATCTGTACCAGAAATACCCTTATCAGAATATATATTGTGTATTTCATATTTATTTTTTTTACAATATTCCTTTAGAGCCTTTTGTTGTGTTTCTAATCCATATCCTTTTTCTACTTGAGTAGATGTTGAAACTCTGATGTAGCATAAAACTTTTTCCATTTATAATCACCCTTCATATAATTATTATAGATAGGTCGATTTTTGAAATTAAAAAAAAATCTTGTATAAGTAGATGCGGCGGGCTGACGCCGTTCAAATTTAGAACCATACCTACCCTCGAACTAATGTACTCATTTTTTAATTCTACAACCTTTATCTATGTTTTAATTATAGTCCTTTGAGGTCAAAGTGTCAATTATTATTCATAACATTTTACACTTTTATTTATAAACTTAGTAGATAAGCCAATAATAAGCAATACATCTTGTCATTATCTATTGTCATTTACTTATATAATATCTCTAATATATTGAAAATACTTACTTAAAGTATATAATTTCATTGCTATTTGTGGTATAATATAAGTAAATAAATGAGTATTTGCAACGCTTTATCTATGCTAATGATACAATATACACATCTATATATACTCTATTCTTAGCATATTGTAGTCAAAACAAATCAGTAAATCTATTCTGACTACAAATACTATTATTCAGCTTTCTTTCTATCTTCCATATCAATAACATTATTATCAATGATAGAATTATCAATAGGCAAACTACTTGCTAAATCATCTATATCACCAATATCATTACTATCTCTATTATCTGTTATTGTAGTATCTACTTTTTGACTAGCCTTACCGTTAACAGCTTCATATAAGAATTGTAATGCATTAAGTTTAACGTTATCTGAAGACGATTTGAAAGCTATTTCTTCAATTTTATCAATATATGTATCAACTTTTGCTAAGATACGATTATTGCCTTGAGTTTTTATTTCTTGTCTGCATCTGTCCAATTCCTTATGGAAATCATCATCTTTTAACCAGTCATAAATACTCTGTCTTGAACAAGGTACTTTCTTAGCAATCTCTGTATATTTCAAGCCTAAAATCAATAGCTCTATGCACTTATAATGCTTCTTAGTTAGTTCCATTTATACCATTCTCCTTCCTTACATATTGGACATTTTAAGTCCCAATATATACATATTATTTTTCTAATTCAGCTAATATTTTGTATTTAATTTGATCAATAGTCATGTTTTCATCTGCTGTCTTTATAACTACAAATCCCTTTAAATTCTTATTGTATTTATATTTAACAAACACTTCTTCCAATTTAAAGGTAGCCTTATCATAGTAATATTTTATTTCAAATATCTTAATATTATTTAATTTCATATCTTATAATCTCCTAACTTATATATTTTTCATGTAATTAGGTACTAATATCATACTTATGTTACCTAAACCAATACTGTTATTAACCATTAAAGACTCTATTTGAAATTTATCTTCACTCTTTATTTCAAAATCCTGTTGAGTCATTATAGGGCATAATTCACCATTAATTTTAACAAATGGAAATCTAGTATCATTTACTATTTCATCAATAGTTGGAGTGTCTACATTTTCATTTGTAGTATCACTCATTATATCTGTAGTTTCCACTGTAGTTTCATTAGTTGTATCTGTTTCCTCTGTTGTAGCATCACTTGGAATTTCAGTTGTTGTTACACTAGGTTGCTTTGGAATCCAGTTTTTAAAAGTAATATTTAATTTTAAATATCTAGCAACGGTATCTTTAGGAATCAACTCTATGAACTGATCTGTTAAAACAGTTTTACCACTATCCTGTATTAATTGATTTTCTTCTATAATTATACTTTTTATCTTATCCATATATAAATTACTCCTCAATTATTGATTTAAAATTTCTTGCAAGTTGTTCACATTGATTCATTAAGTTTAAATCTCCTAATGTAAATGTATTTGTTAGAATATATTCACTAGCAAGTAAATTAATATTTTCATTATCAGATTCTAAAGCTGAATCCATAATTGTATCATAATCTAAAAGACCATCTTCTAAATCACTTTTAAATTTTAAATAATCCAATTGCTTATTAAGTTTTTCAAATTTTTCATCTTGCTTATTAATATACTTTTTCATTGTATTATCTAATTTATCTAATACTCTACTACTCATTTCTGAAACTCTATTAGAACAAACTTTATCAACTATACTTTCTAATTTATTTCTATTTTCAATTACTTTATTAACTATACTGTTGAAAGTTTTACTATCTTCAGTAATTAAAGTATCATCACCAATATTAATAGTTCCAACGTTGTTTTGGTTTAATATTGCACTAAATTTTCCATCATTATTTAAGATTCTTTCAAAATCATCAGTTTCATTAATAATATCATTTATCAAATTTGAAATTAATTTAACTTTAAAATTATTATCAAAACCGTTATTGTTAATAATACTTCCTAAATATCCCTTTATATAACTATCCTTTAAATTCTTTATTACGTATTCCATTATTATTTCCCCCTACTCTTGTATATTGAATTCATTAATCTTATTTTCTATAATCATACTTATCTTACTATTCCTCTAACTTCTTCTAAATTTTTCTTGTCTAATACGTTATAACCTTGATTAATATAATATTGAACTTGATAATCATGGTCAAAACCTATATATTCTATTGGAATTTCTACTTTTAAATAATTACTAAAAGATTTTTTATCTATAAAGAAATTTGCAGTTTCTCTATTAATAATTTTCCATCCCACATAAGGGTGCTTAATTTCATCTAAATTCTTTAAAACAAATCTATCATAATATTGAATAAATTCACCAACTTGTTTTTCAAGCAATCCTTCACTATCTAAAATATCAGTTACCTTATTCTTTATTAACTCATATTGATCTTCTTTTGAATCATCAGCTTTAATACGAACATATCTTATTTCATTTCCTAAAGTAAAATAAGATTCTAATAATCTATCTTTCGTACTTTTATCTGAAGTAACTTTCATATTCTTAATTACTTCGCTCATTTTATTTTCTATTATCATTTTTTATTCCTCCGTTATTATCCTTATTTTTAGGTAACACTTTTTCTTTGATATAAATTCTCTCTACATCTTCCAAAGTGTAATTATTTTTTCTTTCTAATTCATCAGAAAGTCGTTCTAAATAATCTTCTTTTTTATCAAAATCAAATTTAATTTTAAAATTCTTTCCATTTCTTTTTCCATAAATCATACAATCTTTCATTTCCTATACCTCATCTTTCATATTTTTTCTTACACATAATAAAAAGCAACTATAAGTAAATTAACTCTCATAGTTACTTTTTCTTTTCTAAAAATGGATTAGATAATCTAGCTAAAGCAATATCGTTTTCCATTTGTTCTTTTTTCATTACTAGCATACTTGCAGTATAGAACATTCTTGCTAATCCCGAAGATTGTTCTAATTCTTTTAAAGATAAGCCACGCTTGTCCAAATAATGGGCGTATGTATATAAATCAATATCGCCCTCTATTAGTTTTTTAAGTCTTCAATCTCATCTTTGAAAATCGCATCTGGATTCATTGAAGTTATACCATTTAATTCTTCTAACATGGTTATTATTTTTGCTCTTTCACTCTCATTATAAATTCTTTCTACTATTTTATATTGATCATGCTTATCACAACCATACGCTTTTAAAAGTTCTTTATCTCTTAAAGTATCTGACGAAAGATATATAAAATACAATAGTCCTTTTTCAGTATCATTTTTTAACATGTCTCTGATATCTGCCATATCTCCTCTAGATAATGAGTGGAACTTAATTGACCCACCTAAAAATTTACTACCTATTTTCACATATTTTGTTTTAAATCTTTCTGCACATTCATCTTTCTTTGCTATGATCTGTTCTATTGTTAATTCCATATCCTATACACTCCTTTTTTCTTTCTTAATCATTATCAATATTTTTATAACTATTTGTTTCCCACTTATGTTTATCTTGAATTATATCTACATATTGAGCCGATTCCACTTGAAATCCAGCAGTAAACTTTTCGGTTAAGAAATCAGTTTCAGCTTTTAAAGCAAATAAATTCATATCACCTTCAAGCCAACAATTTCCTATATAAATTGATTCATAATCTCCATCAGCATTTTTAACATTTGCTTCTAAAGTAAATGAAAAAAACTGAAGATACTTTAAGCACTCCAGCATTGCAGGTTTAAATCTACTATATATTTTGTTAAACTCAAAATTTATTTGTCCGTTTAAAGCTGTCATAAATTTACCTTTGGTTACACTATTTAATAAATTTATTTCTTTTACTTCAGGAACTACTTTTATTTCTAAGTCTTTTAATTCAGCAATTTCAATATTATCTATTTTCATATATCCTTGATTGCTAAGTAATATTTTATAAGGGTCTGCACTCTTAGCCATTATTCATCACCTCCACCCTCATTACTATCTTCATCTGGTGGAATTCCAGCTTCTATATCTACTGGATTACCTTTACTATCATAAACAGCAACCTTAGTTATCAAATCTGAAACATCTTTCTTATAATTTAATGAAATCAATGTTCCATCTGGGTTAGGTAAATTTGGGCTTGAACAAGCTTGAATAGTTTGTCTGCTCCAATAATAATCACAAGGCATTATATTTACATTTCCACCAACATCCATAAACATATAATAAAAAAGACCTGTATTACGATGTAGTTCAGTTGCTATCATCATACAGGCATCATACGCACTTTTGTTTTTAATTAAATGATTTATTATAACTCGTGAATAGTCTGCATTTTTACCATCCAATATACCATCTTCAGAATAAGGTATTTCTAAATCTTTAAAAATTGTACATATTGCATCATATGCACTAATTCCAGCAAAATTATATACAACTTTTGACTTAGTTAAATTTCTTATATAATCAAAACATGTTATTGATATATTTTCTTTATCTGCTGACATATTTATAGTTTCTATTTTCCCTCTATAGTAACATTTACTATTTATGTATACTTCAATTTTTTGACCAGTATCAAAAAACATAGCTGGTAAAGATGTACTATATATTCCATATGGAACTTTTATATCTAATTGTTGGGATATTTTATCTAAACCACACGTATATTTCATTGAACTAATTAAATCAGTTATTTCTTTATATGTATTATCAAATTTATATACATAAACTTGCATTTCTCCATTTCCTATAGCCAATCCTTTTCACCTTCTTATTATAATTTATCTAACCTTATATGCTTGTCCTACAACAATATTAGTTGGATTTTTCATATTATTAATATCCATGAATTGCGTATATTTACTACTATCTCCGTAAAGCTTCTTTGCTATTTGAAGTATGTTTTCATTCTCAGTAGGGTAATAATAATCTTCAGAATAATCTGTTGTAGCAATACTATCATCTTTTTTATATTCTTTATACTCTTGAAATTCTAATTGATAATAAACATTTCCAGTAGCATCTTTTCTACCGTAAGTAAATTTTTTAATTTGGCAACTATAATACCCTTTCCAAGTTTCAAAAAAGAAAACAAGTGGAGTAGCTTCTTTTTTCCAAGTTAATAATTTATCACAATAGTAAGCATATGGATCTTGTATATCTTTACTAATATCAAACCAATATTTATACATTCGGTTATTATCAACGATTCCCCTAAAATTATCATCAGAATAACCTGCAACACCTACATTATTAGCTGGAAAGAAACTTTCAATAGTCCAAGTAGCAAGTTTTCTATTCATTGCTACTGGTAATTCTCCATAATTCATTAGTTTTATAGTTTCTACATTACTATCTTCAGAAAACATAATATCTGCGGGAGAAACTGGTAAAACAAGGGTCTCTGAATCTTCATATGTGTTATGTTCACCATATAAAGGATATAATGCAATTTGAGAACCAGCTTGTATATGAGTTAAACCTTTATTATTTTTTGCATAGTTTAATGATTCTTTAGCAATTTTTTTCTCTTTGATTAAATCAGCCACCTGTCTCACCTCCTACATATTTTATTTTTGATTTCCTTGAGCAGATTGTAATGATTCCATAATCTCATCAAAATTATCAGCAGTTATATGTTCAATAGTTATATTATTATAAACACCTACCTTATCTTTACTCATATAATCATGAATTTCTTCTCTTTGCTCATCACTTAGATTTGGATTCTTAGCCAAATATGTACTAGCATTATAATCAGTTATGATATTAGTACCACTATACTGTGTTGTGAAATCTCCAGCAGTTAAGTTATTGTTTGCATTATTATTGGCATATGGATTAGATACACTATTCCATTCATCCGAAGTTGGTAATCCAACAATATTAGCTGCTCTATCACTCTGACCAGTTGCATAATCTTTTATATAAGCACCAACATTACCTTGTGCTAAATCAACGCCTGTTTTGGCTTCAGTTTTCCATTTTAAACCTTGATCTTTTAATACTTTATCAAGTAATTTGGGTAAATTATCTATAAAATTTGTAAACTCTGGACTTGCAGTTAACTTCTTTATAAAGTCTGCAATGGAATCTCCCATTTTTTTTAATGTTTTACCTGCCTCAGACCAATTAACATTTTTTAATAAATCTTGAACAGCATCAGCTATACTAGAGAAAGCTTTACCTAATGCATCACCAAAATTACCCATAAGTTCTTTAACGTTTGGTTGTTCAAGCCAGTCACTTAGATTATCTAAAGACCTTTCAAGTGAATCTATAACCGAACCTTTTCTTACTTCTCCCGTATCATTGGCATCTATTCCTAAGATTTGTGCTTTTAAGGTTTCCCAATTTCCCTGCAATCTCTCTAATTTACCAAGAGTTGTTTTCATTATTTCTTGATTTAATCCTTTATAATTGGTTTCATTTATAACAAAACTCATCAATAGGTCAAAGTACTCTTGTTTGTTTTTAACTGTACCGGTAGTATTAAAGGCATCTTTCCATTTCCTACCGTCAACTTTCTGACCAGTTTCTTTATCTATAATTTTACCTGCCATTGCATTTTTTAAGTAAGTTTGAACTTCTTTATTATCTAACATATATTGTGATTTTAGTGAAGTTGTCCTTCCATACATTGCATCAACTATTGAAAATCCAACTTTAGAAAGTGGTTGTTCGGGTCTTAAAGATGCTATATCTGCAAGTAATCTTAATTGATCTTGATTATAAGTTATATGAGCCCCCGCCAGTTTCTTTTGAAGTTCTCCTGTATCTTGCTCCCCGTAGGTTGTTTCTTTAGCAGATGTAACTCCCATCTTATAATATTCATGTCCTAACTCTTTATTATTTCCGTATAAAATGTTCATAGCTACTCTATTTTGCTCAAACTTTCCAGCTTCTTTAGCACCTTCATAAATTCCATTTACACTTAATAATCCAGTTGTTAAATTATTTAATGTAGTAAATCCTTGTTGTGTCCAACTTTCTATAGTATCTAAAACCTTTACCGCACCAGTAACTCCAGCACCAATTAAAGACATGCTTCCTAAAATTTTGGTAAAATTTCCAGTTAGAATTCCACCTAAAAAACTTTCAGTTTGTCTTCCAGCAAATACACTATTTGATAAAATAGATTCATAGGAATCTTTTTTTTTCTTTATCTTACTAGAACCACCTATATTAATTTTCATTCCTGACTTAGCAAGAGTTTCTGCATCTTTATTTATAGTTTTAAATATATTCTGAACATTAGTTCCCATTTGAGTATATTTTTTACTAATATTATCAATTGATTTGTTTTGAATTTGTTCAACTCTTTCAGTTGATTTAACGATAGAATTTGCTACCTTATCACTTTGTCCAGCTATCCTATTTGAAGACTCTTCCATTTTTCTACTTATTCTATCTAAAGATTGCTCTAGTTTTAAACTAGATGATTCCATCTTAGTAACTAATGAATTAAACGCTGTTTCACTTTCAAGTACACTTTTTACAAAACTATTTAATTTATTCGTAAAGGAGTCTTTGACTTCCAATCTTGCTGATAAAACATCTACATTTGACATAAACTAACCCCCTTTCTTAAAAAATTCAATAAAAATAAGAGTAGTAAAAACCACTCTTAATTTAAATACTTGTCCAATTTATCAAAAATTTTAAACTCTACATTATTCATAATTTCAAATAATTCATCCTCTGAACGACTTAATTTACTTAAATCACATGTCACAGAATTTCCTTTAAAAATTTCACCTTGAGTATCTTTATAAAACTTTTCAATCCAATACAGATCGAATCGGTTTAAATCATATTCCGAAAAATCTTGATAAAGTATACATGATAAATTATAAGTATTAACCAATTCTTCAGCAGTTAATTTTAAATTACTATTACCAGTTAAATGTGCTGAAAATCTTGCTTTATGAGTTGTAGAACCTATGTAAATATTTTCTCCCATATCATTGATAAACATATAAACGGTATCTCTTTTATCATTAAATTCTCGCCATTTCTTCTGAGTTTCTGCTAAATGTTCTTTATGTAAAACTCTGTAATTTTTATAGTAATTTCTATAATACTCTCTATTCTTTTCATATGCTTTTTTAGAATATTCCTTAACCTTTTCTGGATTATTTTCTCTCCATTCTGTTTCTTTTTCATATTTTCTCTGTTTTTGTTCTATTGTCATTTCCATCATCTTAAATTGTTTATTCATTCCTTTCTGCTAACATATATAGTTTTTAACGATTTCGTTTTGCTTTTTGTTCTTTATGATTTCTTAACATTGATGTTCTTTCTTTGTCCTTTTTTCTTTCTGATTTTGTATGTGCATCTGACTCCATAAGTCGTTTACCTTCCACACGAATTTCAAGATTTAAAAGATCAATCTTCTCATCAATTGTTAATAGCTTGTAGTTTCTTCTTTTTTCCCTTATTATTTTCATTAAAAAAAAGTAGTTATAAACCATATTTTTTTACCTCTTTCCTATTTCTAAATTCAATGCTTTTAAGCACTAATTACTATACTAATAACCATTTACACCTCTATGAGAAAGAGGTAAACCAAACTATAAAGGTTATAGGAATATTAATATAGTAGTTACTACTTAAAATATTTTATAAAAATATGTAGACATTCTACTTGTAAAATGATATAATAATGTTATGGTGGAATAATATTATTATTTACTCTGGAGAGTAGACCACTACAACAAAGAGATAATAGTGGTCTATGTTATTTCTAGCTATATTAACTATAGAAGAAATAATAAATAAAAAAAGAAGAATATGAATATTTATTGTCCATTCAAGACTTAAATGCTACTAATGAGGTATTAATACCTTTGCATTAGCTACTTCTTCTTACTTTGGAGGAGGACAGGCTCGAACTGTCATAGAAGTAGCAAGACTACCAAAATGCAAAGAAAAAATAAAATTTTTCTTACTATTAATATATGAACGACATACATTAACATTAAATAGAGTTCATATTATAAACTCTATAAAAGCCATATTAAATATGACCTTTAACAGCTTATAATTAAATTGTTCTAATAAATTCTATAAAATTATTTTTAGAATCTACTATTATATAGCCTTGTCCTAAACGAGAATTTTCCATATCTACTGCATAATAATAGAACTTATCTAAAAATGGTTTTAAATTTTTAATAGTTTTTTTCATATCTTCGTGAATCTGTTCTAATTCAGAACTTTTCAATGCTTTTGAAAAACCTTCAACAAGTTCGCTTACTTTATCTTTTCTATCAATTAATAAAGTCATATGTAGTTTTTCATCCAGCAAATCTTCTAAATCTTCTAAGCTTTTATCTTCATCTATTTTAGAAAATTCAATCGCACTTTTCTCTATAGCATTTATAAAGTCTATATATATTTCAGAGAACTGAGTAACTTTTATAAATTGTTTTTTCTCTAGATCAAGTTTAAAAGTTTTCCTATCTGAAATTTGAAAAAAGTTTCTATTATAATAAAATTCAATTGGAAATAAATATCCATTCATAAATATAATATTCTGGAATTCTCCCGCCCTAATATTAGGGACTTTTATATCTGGATATTCACGTTTAAATGTATCAATATTAAATTCATTTTCTAACAAATACTTTTTTATCATTATATAATCTCTTTTAGTCAATGCTTTGTTTGTTTCCATCATATTTTTTACCTCTTTCTTGTTTTTATTCTTGTATACGAGCGTATACATTATTATAGTCTTAATGGAATAAGCTAACTGAGGAAAATTAGCTTACCCAATTAAATGAAAGTTTGTTAATTCAATTTACAAACTATATAAAGAAAGCTTGAAATTTTAAATTATGAATATAACATTGGAGTAATTAGCATACTCCATTAAAACTATAATTTTTAATTATTTTTCCAAAACATATTGCCAAGTTTTCAGAATTATGTTATACTATGTTTGAGGAAGAAATAATATATTTTTGTTTAAAAAAGAGAATAAAAAACAAATTTTATCCTCTCTCTAAATCTATGTGACACATAGTTCCATACTTATTTATCGCTTCGGAGTTACAGCGACCTGACCTACTAATTTCGCATCATGTTAGTACATAAAACGTTATTATATACCATATATACGATTATGGGGAATTGTGTAAAATGGCTCTATGTCTATGTTTGAACCACTTTACACTTTTGTAAAATTAAGACCTATTTCCAATATTCCTCAACTTCTTTAATTTTATCTTTCTTTTCCTTGAAGCAATCTATAAATGCCTTTTTATATGAATTATATATAAGTGTAAGTGTAAGCATTACCATTTCTTTAAACTCTCTTACCATTGAGTAATATTCTACATCTTCACCTAATTCATAATCAAAATCAGTATAAGTTATTTCTTTTCCATCTTTATTCTTCCTCTTTAATTTATTTCCTTTGTATTTATCATCAAGGTTAAATGCTCTTAGAATTATTCTTAATACTGTTTTTTGATTTAATTCTAATTCTTCCAATTCTTTTACTGCTGATTTTTTCGCCCATTTTCTAATGTTTGATTTTCTCTTTTTTTCATCTCCACCGTCTTTGGAATCATATCTAAATCCATTTAAAATACTTTGGCAATTATCTATAATTTGTCTAGCTTTATCAATTTTAGTTCTGCTAAATTCTCCACCAGAAAATTCTTTTTGAGGATTAATTAAGTCTTTAATATTAATTAAATCTGTTTTCATAGCTTTAGTATCCATATTATCAATTATTTCTTCAAGATAATCCATGGCACATTCCATTGGAGTAGGTATTCTATAAGAATTATTTTTAGCTACAAATTTAAAAAATTTAGGAACAATCATTTTTCTTGCATAAACTTCAACTTCCATATTATATTTATTTTTTATTATCTCCTTTTTCTCATTAGATAGTTTTTTAAAATCCTTACAATCAATTTTGTACTGTTTTAATGTTTCAGATAAATCCATTTGATTTTTTAATTCATATTGCACCTGATGATCTTCATTTTCCTGTTTCCATAACTCTTTTAAATATGTGCTTAACTTTATTTTAATTGAATTATTTCTATCAATTTCATATCTTAATATTTTTTCTTCCTGTTCAATTCCCTTATCATCCTTAAATATATAAGTTTCTTTATTTAAATTGTTCATTATTTTAGTTAGTGATAAAGGCTTTTCATCGGCATCAAGGAAACTTTTCTTAGCCATGTCGATTGAGATTTGCGAACAACTTGAAAGTGTGCTACTAACTTTATAACAATTATTTATGTAATCTTCATTATATAAACCAGTATTTATTGCATCATACATATAGGCATTAAATATAGCTGACTTATTAACCACTTTTCCAATAGCCATTGTTGAACCCCCTAAGTAATTATCTAATTCTGCAAGTGATTTTTTATTATTTTCTCTTTCTTCCTTTGAACCTTCAATTCCATTTACTGGAGTTGGATATTTCTGTGCATCTATTGCTTTTTGAACTAATAATTTATGGTCTGATAGGTAACAAGTATCGATGTCAAAGTCGCAACCTTGAAGTCTATTCATTATATCAACGTTCCAGGTATTAACAAATACCACAAAATCATGTTTATGTACCATATTACCATCTTCGTCTTCTACTTGATAACCAAACCACTTATATTCGTCATGATATTTATTAACCATATGAGCTATGTTTCCCTCATTAATTTGTGGATTTCTTATAGCTAAAAATTCAGTTCCTTCATCATAATGAGGATTATAACATTCCCAACCATCCATTATGCAGCCATCAATTTTATTTTTTTCTGAATGAGTTGCTTGGAGCATTTCATAAGGACAACTTATCATTATTGCATATAGGCTATTTTGTATTCTAATTTTTCCTAATCTTAAATTTTTAATATAATCTTCTAATTGTTTATTTTTCCATTCTTTAAACTTTTTTGTAAATCTAAAATCTGTATTTTTAATTAGTAAGTTTGAAATCATATCTCCTGTTTCAAAATCTTCGTAGTCATTTTTAACTACATTTAGAAAATATAACATTTCATTTCTTTTATCTCTTTCATTCTTTTTATCTTTTGCATTAAAATTGCTAAGTTTGTTGCTATCAATAAGCGTATTATCTTTTAATAATTTAAAATATTTTAATTCATCTTGCATTATCTCAAATACTTCTTGTCTTTTTAAATTGAGCGAGTTCCACATTTGATATGAAAGCCTATTTGAATACTCATAGTTACCTACATGGTCAGTTTTTACTACTCCATACTCTTCAGAAACATTATTCAACCAATGCTCAAAACATTTTACTTTATCTCCACCAAATAATTCATTATCAGCGAATTTTAAGAACTTACATGATGAAGGTGTCAGCACTAACTTAACTAATTTTGCAGGAATCCAACCTCTATACATATCATATACTTGAGCAGTTTCATAATTATCTTTAAATATTTCTTTGTAATACTCTTGAAGTTTTGTTCTTAATGCATTTGCCTTTAGAAAATCATTTCTTAACAATGCACAGGTACTTTCATTTAATAATTCATTTTCAGTAAATAAAGATTCATCTGCCAAAGCCTGTCCATCTGTCATGTTGTTAATAGTTAGAAAATCATTTGTACTTTGATATACGTTTCCTACATCATCCATAAGTGTTTTTGTTTGATAAGCTGGAAATTCTGGACTAAATAAATCATCTATAATCAAGATTTCTTCCTTTTTTATTTTTATCATTCCAATTATCCTACTCATAATCAAACTAGTGTAAGCTTCTTTGCTTGTAATATCATATTTTTCATTTTCCTTAAATTTTAATCCAAGTAAACAAGGTTCTAATAATTTATCACAATATTCTTTCTTCGCAAAAATTACGTTTGCGGTTCGTGCCTTGGATGCTCCGCGTTTGAAAAAACTATAGATAATTCCATCTATTTCAACAGTTGATGTATATATTAATTCTCTTACTCTTTTCTTATTTATTCTTTTAGCCTTTTTATCTTTATTTTCTGCATCATCTGTTTCTTCTATTTCCTGAGATACTTCAGTTTCATCGTCTTCGTTTCCTATTTCTTTTTTTAGTTCATTTTCTGAAATATCTTCCTCAGTATCGTCAAATAAATCTTTAGTAAATTTAAAATTAACAAATAACTTTGTGTATAGTTCCTTTTTGCTATTTTCAATATATTTCTTATCTGCTGTTGTTAGATCATCATTTAATACTTCATTTGGATAGCTTTTAAAGGCTCGTACTGTTTCTAATGAATATGGCATTGTAGCACTAAATAATTTATCCTTAGTTGGTTTAATTATTATTTTTTTATCATTTTTAATTATTGTCTTATCTGCTGTACTATCAAATGTAAATTTATATTTATTCTTCTCAAGTTCATAATAATCAAACCATCCTCCTTCAAGATTTAATATTCTATATGATTTAATTTTTTTATTCTTTCTTTGACACATAATTTAAATTCCTCACTTTCATCTAGTTATTTTTATTTTGTGTGTAAAAGTTATTCTCTGACACCTTTAGGTGGCAGAAAGCGTAGCGTTAGCTACAAGACTTATATCCTCATAAATGTTGTGTTATCCCCTAACGCCTTATCAGTTGTTTTGTTCCTTACGTCACAACCAAAAACAATAATTTTTTAACCATTAATCGTTCAGCCTTGTTTTTTCAACGATTGACAGGTTTTTAAGCTATTTTTATTGACCTTTTTGAACTTGTAATACGCACCGTTAAGCCATTCTTACGAAACACATATATACTAATCTATATATAATATATATAAAGAAAAGTAAACCAACTTATACTAAATCCATTGGTATTACTATGTTTCAAGACTATAAAGGTGCTAATATTTAATTATCCAATTTATTTTTTTATTACTTCCATCATCATTTTTCAATTGAGATTGTTTTAGTCTTTTATCTTTTGAATATTGTTTAAATAGTTCATCTTTTGACCATAATTTTGACCAATTACTTTTACCTATTTCTAATTGCTCCATAACATCACTTGACTTAACTTTTATCCATTTATCTTCATTCTTTTCAAAATGTTCTTTTATATATTCTTTGAGTTTATCTGCATCGGTTTGTTTCCCCTTATCAGCTATGATAAAATTTTTCTTGGATTCTATTCCATATAGCTGTTTTTTTACTGTCATTATTGTATTGATGCTATCGGTAAATACATCAAATATTGCTTCTGGTTGTTTATTTCTTTGAACTCTTTTTAATCCTTGATACATTGAACTAGACATATCTGAAAGCATAATTTCATTTAGCTCTTCTTTCTCAAATCCCCATTCGCTTTTACTTTTTTTGCTCTTGAATACAAATTTTCTATTTGAAGTTATTAATTCATTGTCTGGAAGAATAACATCATTAAAATATTCATAAAGGAATATGTAATATGCACTTGTCCATCTATAAGTATGTATATAACAACACACTTTAAAATCTTTCCAATCATTTTTACCTCTCATAGCTTCAAAATTTGAATATTTAAAATTAGGATAATTCTTTAGATATTCTTCTTTTTCTGCTAATTGCTTACATTCTACATCCTTAGATAATATTAATATTTCTTGGTCTGAATATTCTTTAATTAAATATTTACTTATATCTCTTCTAAAATTTTCATCAGTATTTTTACTTGAAGTAGTAGTTTTAATTTTATGAAATATTAATTTAGAATTTGTATGGTCAATTTCTCTTGGACAATCAATTACTTTAAATAATCCATTTTCATACATTTTATTGAAATTAGCCGAAGCATCTAGCCAAATATTATTATTTAACATCAAATAATCAAATTTATAATTATATGAAAATATTTGCCTTTTGGGATTGATTAAGCATATGTTATCGTCAATCGAATCATATGTAAGTAATATTCCATTCAACAATTTAAATAAATTTTCTTTTTGGCATTTTGTTTCACCACATTTATATTTATCTTCAAATAATTCATTTCTAATATTTTGAACGCCTTGCATTAGTTCCTCATATAACTTATCAACCTCTTTACGGTCATAATCACATTCAACTCTATGAAGTTGGTTTTCTGGTTTATAATCTTCTTTTAATAAAGTTAATAGTGGTTTCATCAATTGATAAAGTTTTTTTGATAAATTTTGTTCCGTAAAACTATCTAATGTAGTTAACCAGTAAGTATCACCTTGAGAAAATGTAAATAAACTATCCTTTACTGGATTTATTTCTTCATCAATAATCAATGTTTTATATTTAAGAAATATCTTTCTATATTCTTCATGTTCTGGTCTTTTGGGGTTACACAATTTAATATACATAGCATGAGTTAAAATTAATGTATTTGCTTTTGCACACTCAAAAAAGTTACTGGAACAATTTTCATCCTTTATTTTTTTATCTGGTGTGTAAAACATTGCAATCTTTTCTTCTTCATCTTTATTTATATTTTTCGCAACTTCAATACCTTCATCTATGAATTTACTTACAAAAATGAATCTTCTTTTTTTGTCTTGGATAAATGGATTATCTTTAACAAATATGTAATGATCTTTAATTGCTTTTATTGTGTTATATGTTTTTCCTCCTGAAGTTTCAATCGAGTAAACTTTGAAGAAATCTCTATTTTTTCCATGTTTTATTTCACTTTGTAAATCATCTAAACATTCCTGCAAACTCATTTGTTTTTTTACTGCTAACTCTTCCAAACTTAATTCCCCTTTCTACCAAACTCCTTTTTATAATTGTCTATTGCTGTTTCAATCCCATCTTGGTTCTTGAATATGTATATCTTGTAATTAGGATTATTTCTATCAATATCGTCTCTTAGAAATTTGAATCCCTGTAACATTAGATATCCTGCTAACTTCTGTGTGCGTACAAATTTAACTAATGGCACATTTTCCATTTATATTAATCCTCCCTTAAAGTGCTTCATCTAAAAATTTTATTAATTTATCTATTGAATAAACTGGCAATTTTCTTTTATGTGATACAAATAATGAAATAGCACTTCTACTAATTCCAATTTTTGTTGCTATAAATGCTAATGGTGTTCCCTTTTGTTCTTTTAATTTAATAATTTTTTCTCTTAATTCTTGTTCCATAAATACCTCCCCTTCATTTTAAATAGTTGGTATTTCCATTTTATAATGTTTTGTAAACAATTCGTTACAGTTTTCAATACCATATATACGATTATCGTAATTTCTAAAACCCAGTAATACCAACGTCTGATAGTCATTTTTACTCATTTTATTTTAGGGATATTTTTACCATATTTTAGGCTACCGAATTAATTTGAATCATCTTTTGAATATTTCGCATAATCCCAAAATGAAGTTCTGGATTAACTGGAATTGGAACAATCTTTCCAGTCTTATTATGTTTATAAATTAAATGATCTCCATTGCATCTATTGTAAATGTAGCCTTCTTTCTGAGCGAGACAACAAAGCTTTTTATAGTCAAAAATCTTATCATATTGAAATTTAGTTTGAATTATAGGTTTAATTTCTTTTATATCTCCAGTTTCTTTATTTACTCTTTTTATTGCTATACGAGATATAGTATCTAATTCATCCCTAACATCCTCAAATATTTCAAATTCTCCTATTTTTAAAATTCCTAAACTATCAGTCATTTTAATTAATTTTTGTTTGAATATAGCCGTTCTTATCATTAACAAATCTACTTCTTTAGTACATTTTAGATGTTTTCCACATTCTTTAATAAGTTCTATTTGCAAATCTCTTATTTTCATTGCTACTTGTTTAAAATCTTCATTTAAAACTTTTATTTTTTCATCTAAATCTTTTCTAATATCTATAAATTTAGATAACATTTTAATTACCTTATCTGATAATTCTGTTGCTCTAAAACTAAAAATATCTAAATTATCAATGTCATATTCAAGCTGATATATTTCTCTATAAATGCTATCTAAAGTATTTTCTTTTAGTTTTTCATGTTCGCATAATAAATCTAAGGCTATATTCTCCTTAATTTTTTCTATCTGATTATATTTTTTTATCCAATTCATTTTAAAAATCTCCATTTCTATAATATATTTTGTTTTTTGGTGCACCATCGTATCATGCACCAAAATACGCCACCATTTAAAAATGCATTTTCCCTTCTTTAACTGGTGTTATATCAAAATCACTATCTCCATATTTATTTAATTTTTTAATAACTGAACCATCTGCATTAGTAATTAATCTCATTACATTACTATCTTTTACAGCACATATATAATATGTATCTTTTAATCCAAGGTACTGACCTAATAATTTAAATTCACTTAGTCTGCTTTCATCATCAATATCATCCATAATTGCAAATAACCTTAAATGGTCTTCTATCCTCATAGGCATAGTTGATAAACTGTAATCATCCCAAGTTTCAACCTCCTTTATAGTATTTTGCTTTTCTTTTGATAAATTTTTGTTCATTTTTATCTCTCCATTTCTTTTTTAAAATTTTTTTTAGGCTTTGTCTGCCTACACCTACACACCTCTCAAACATAGTATTTTAAAGGTGTGCAGAGATTGACATACAACTCTAAAAAATTGCGATTTTAATAGACCACCTATTGACAAAATTCAAATAATGCCTTAAAATAGGAATATCGAAAGGCAAAAAGTACACCTCAGAAAATTATATCTACCAAAATATAATTTCTGCGTTTTTATAAGTTAACGCTTGTACAATTTGTCAAAAACACATATAAAATTAACCGAATATAAACTTATATTAAAATTATAGTAAGTGCTTTACCAGAGCCTATACTATAAGAACCACTTGAATAGATAGCTTTACCAGAGCATCTAATCGAATTTACTAAAGAATTTACACAAAGAAAATATATTAAAAATTGCTTAATTGGTTTACCAGACCACTTAGGCATTTTTGCGTTCGTTAAACTAAGTTTACTACCATTTCCCAACTATGTCAACCCCTTAATTTTTAACCTAATTTATCTATAACAATTTCTATTCCATTATCAAATTTTGCAAACATTCTTATCTCGTCCAAATCCTCATAATAAGCTGATACAAAGTGTTTTTCCATATCATAATATGAAATTCCAACTATATGTTCCAGCATTGAATATTTATCTTCTTCATTTCTTGCAACTTTATAATGTTTGCCCCAATACTCTTCTCCATGATTTTCTTCATCAAAATCATAATAAGCTTGGCAATTCATATAGCCCATATCAAGATTTTCTTCTACTGCTAAATTAATTAATGAAACAAAATCTATATACTCAATTGTTTTTTGTGTACTAACGTGTGTAAATCTATTACCATTATATAAGACTTTTGGAACTTCCCACATTATAATTGAATTGTCTTTTTCGTTATAAACTGCATCACAACCAGTAAATATCTCGCTATTGTTTCTAGCTTTATCTATTAGTGATTTAATTTGATCGGCTTTTTCATTTTCGCTATCAGTTCTAAATGATTTAAACCAATCCGCAAAATTTCCTGTAACATTTGCTTTTACAAATAGATTTTCTAACCCTAATTCCATTTCTCTTCTTACTAATACACTTTCCATTTTTCTTTACCTCCTAAAATTATTTCAAATTTGATCTAACCTGCTGATTTTACTAGGTTTTTTCTCACCTGTTGCTTTTATTATATTACACTTTTCGTAATAAGTCAATTAATTTTCGTAATGTTTTTTTAATTAATCGTAATAAACATAATGCAATCCGTATTGACAACTATATTTATATGATATATAATTTATTTTAATAGGAAACACAAAACTAAAAGGTAGGTAATGTAAAATGTCACTAAAATTAAAACTTCACATTGTATTAGCCGAAAAGCGAATGAGCCAAAAAGAATTAAGTTTAAAAACAGGTGTAAGGTTGCCTACGATTTCTGCATATTGTAATGATAAAGCCAAACACATAGTAATAGAGCATTTCAATAAATTCATGGAAGTTCTAGGCTGTGATATAACCGATTTAATAGAATACATAAAAGATGATAATAAAGAAAATTAACAAAAAAGAGTACCTTATTAGAGATACTCTTTTTTGTCTCTAATAATGGGAATTGCAACTATCTTTCATCACAATTTTGTGATAACTATCAGTCCCCTTGGGTTTAGCACTTAGCGTTAAAAATAAAAAAAAGACTGCCTATTTGTTTAGGCAGTCTTTCTTGTGATTACATATAATATTAATAATTATTCTATTAGCATTACCAGCTATATTATAATCATAATGCACCAAAATTATTCACTTAGATCTCTTAAATATGTTCTTCTTCATAGTTCTTTTTATAGTATTTCCTTTTGGGGTATCTATTTTTACTTTTTTGCCAAGAATCTCACTTAACTGTTCGTCTTTATTATTAATCATAAATTTAGTTTTATTAATACTTTCATTCCAAAACTTATCCTCATTAAGTATTTCCTGCAATTCTTCACTCATGTTATTTAATAGTTCAAAAGCCATTTTGTTAGCCGAACAAGTTCTTAAATAATTGCGTGCTGATTCCAAGTCATTTTTTCTTATTATTTGAGAATATCCCATTATACAATTTATAATATACTTACATTCACGCAATTCATTGTCATAAAATTCTTTATGTACAGTCATTTTTATAAGTATATTTCTTATTAATTCTGAATATTTTTGTATTAATTCCATATCTTCATTAAATTGGTTTGCCTCAAATATTTTCATTAATGTTTTATTATTTTCTTTAGAACCTATCATCTTTCATACCTTTAAATTCTTTTCACTTTTTGATAAAAATAATTTATAAAAATCTTGCAAATCTTCCGACGAAAGTACCAGTTCACTTAATTTAATTTTTAAATTTTCCTTTAATATTTCATTTTCTTTTTCAACCATTCCATTTTCTTTACTAGTTTTAGCTATTTTTTCTACTAATTCATTATAAATATTATTACAATACTTTGGTTTTAAGCTATTTAAATGTGATAAACTTTCGTGATCTTTTATTTCATCAATTACATTATCAACTCTATTGTATAATGTTTTATATTCTTCCGCTCTATCCTTCATCATTTTTATAACTTCTTCCATATTGTTATTAATTGATTTTTCAATATTTTCTCTAATTGTTTCTTTAATCATTTTCATCAGTTCTCTATTATTCTTTTCATTTAATTGCATTAATCTGTCAAAAAAATCTTTTAATTGTTTTTCAGTATCGTCTCTTATTTCTTGTGAAAATTTATTCAATAAATCAATCATTTCATTCTGATTCATCTGCATTAAAAACCACCTCTCATTTATCCTATTAATATTTTAACATTTATTTCCATATTTTTAAATAAATTAAAATGTTATAATTTCTCAGAATTACATCAAAAAATAACACAATTAGATTTCTTTTTATATTATTACACATATAATCTTATTTCCTGAAAATACTATAATTATAAAAATAAAGGGATGGTGATATAAATGTTTGCATTTACAATTGGAGCAATAGGATATTACGTTTTATATTGTGGATTAATTATTTTTGGTTAATCTCATTAAATAAAGACTAAAGGACTATACAGTTCTTCAGCCTTAAAATCTTAATTCTATTTAAGAAAATATTTATATTTAATTAACATATTTAACATAATTTTGTAATAGTTGTTTGTTATAATAATATTGTAAGATAATTTCTTATCAGTTATATATCCTTCTACTTAAAAAATATAATAATCGTTTAAAGGATAACTTGTTTTGCTAGCCAAGTTATCCTTTTCCCTTTAAATAAATTATACAAATCTATTTAATTTATATTTTTATCCTGTAATGTTATCGTAAAAAATTATCATTATTTGTAATACGATTTTCTTTGCTAAGTTTCCTCTTATGTTATAGAATGTAAAAGTCGGGTTAAATCAAATTAAATAAAAAGAGGTATTATTGTGAACAATTTTAAATTATTTCAATTAAAATATAGAATATCCCTAAGAAAATCTATTTTAAATAAGTTGTTAAGCTTTTTCTCCCCAAGTAATAAATTTATGATTATACTATCACAAAATTTGGACAAACATATTGTTGCATATTATAAAAATAAGGAAATTCATGAAGTACATAATTCAAAACAACTTTATTCAGTTTCGAACTCTTTCTAAGGGACTTAGAATTTACTTATTAATTTTAAAGTTAAGCTTGACTTTAGATCTAAGTAACTATACGCTTTTTATCTGAGTTAGACGCAATTCTCCAGCAACTCAAAAAAAATGCTGAAGAAATTACAATATCGCTCTTTAGAGCCTCGACGTGTATACGAACCACGCAACGTTGCAAACATCATTCACATAGAAAACTCTATGTATAGTCTTTTTATATGCGTTAACTGCCTACATACCGATTTTTTCAAACCTTTGACTACCTCCGATTTTAGTTACCCTAAACCGCCTTAATGCCATATCCCAAAAGGACTTAGGCTAAACATAGTAATAAGATGCTTTTACTACTTAGGTCAAGTCAGACAAGATGCTATTGTCCAACTACCCCACGTACTTTTCTTGCCTTGGCTACGTGAAACCCTTGTTTTTTATAGATGGTGTCAGCTTCCATCTCACTTTTATAGCCCACTTTTCCGTAAAAAAGCATGACTTTATTAAACCTAACCTACTTTACAAGTTTTTAAAAGCGTGTTATCCTTAAAGTGTCGAGTTTTAAGAATATACTTTCATCTATTTGTGAAAGTGATTAAGTTAATAAAACAATATTTAATTATCGCGTGTCCTCTTGTGGGACACTATTTTTTTATGTGTTCAAGTCGTTTTTGCAGGCTATTTGAGTCTTTCTATTTTTACTTGATAAGTGCATTGTCTTTGGTAATATATCTTTAAATCTAGCCTATCTTCTTACTTTATCTTAGTAAATTTGCTGTGCCTTTTATTGTTTTTAGGAGTGATATTATCTATAATTTCTATCATGTCATTAACTTTTGAGTTATTGTAATATCCGCTCAATGTTGAAGTGTGAGCATGTCCAGTAATTTTCTTTAAAAGTAAAATATTCACATTACTATTCACAGCGTTAGTTATAAATGTATGTCTGTAAGCATGAATCGAACTCCGAAGAACTCCTCTTGACAAATTATAAATTTGCAACTCTTTATTAATCGTGCTTGTACTCATTTTAGTGTTATAAATTGTAGGGAATAAATAATCACTGTTCTTGCCATTTCTAAGCTCAATATATTCACACAGGACATCATATAAGCTTGAACTTATAGGAACGTATCTAGCGTTCTTATTCTTAGTTGTATTAAGTAATAAAGTTCTTTCTAATAGATTTACATTAGAGACTTTCAAATTAATTAATTCACTTCTTCTTATTCCAGTTGAAGCAAATACCCATGACATACACCAATTTCTTATAGTTACAAAATCTTTTGCTTTTGGTTTTTCTAATAATTTACTCAATTCTTCTTGTGTATAAATTTCCTTAGCCTCTTTTTGACCTTTGACATATTGAACTTTAACCTTTGGATAATATCCCATCTCAAACGCATAATTTAAAACAGGAGTTAATTTTCTAATGTAACTATTTATAGTAGTCCATTTGAAATTATTATCTTGAAGATATTTAATGTAATCCAAAATTGTATTTCTATTGATCATAGTATTTTCATCAAACTTTTTAAAATATCTTGTTGAATATCTATAACCTTTTATAGTTATTTCAGCCAATCCTCTTCTTTTGCATAATTCACAATACTCTTCTAAAACTTCATCATAAGGTTTTTGTTTTTTATCTGCTGTATTAAATTGCACTTTGCCAACTTTTTCACCTTTTCTCAT